GGAACTTCAGGGTCATCAGGAACTTCAGGGTCATCGGGAACTTCAGGGTCATCGGGAACTTCAGGGTCATCAGGAACTTCGGGGTCATCAGGAACTTCAGGGTCATCAGGAACTTCAGGGTCATCAGGAACTTCAGGGTCATCAGGAACTTCAGGGTCATCAGGAACTTCAGGGTCATCAGGAACTTCAGGGTCATCGGGAACTTCAGGGTCATCGGGAACTTCGGGGTCATCAGGAACTTCAGGGTCATCGGGAACTTCAGGTTCATCGGGAACTTCAGGTTCATCTGGTACATCAGGTTCATCTGGTACATCAGGAACATCAGGAACTTCAGGGTCATCAGGAACATCAGGTTCATCTGGTACATCAGGAACATCAGGAACTTCAGGGTCATCAGGAACATCAGGTTCATCTGGTACATCAGGTCAGAATGGTTCATCAGGAACATCAGGAACTTCAGGTTCATCAGGAACATCGGGAGAAAATGGTTCATCAGGAACATCGGGAACTTCAGGGTCATCAGGAACTTCAGGGTCATCGGGAACTTCAGGGTCATCAGGAACTTCAGGGTCATCAGGAACTTCAGGGTCATCGGGAACTTCAGGGTCATCAGGAACATCGGGAACTTCAGGTTCATCTGGTACATCAGGATCATCTGGTACATCAGGTCAGAATGGTTCATCAGGAACATCAGGAACATCAGGTCCTCTCGGTCCAGCTGGAAGTTCTGGTACTTCCGGTACAAGTGGGTCGTCTGGATTATCCGGCGGGTGTGCAAAATACTTGTATGATAATTTAGGACTACCTATTAGTGCAAGTATTTATAGTACGGGTGGTACATTTTCTACAGGATCAACAACTATATCGGTTAGTGATTTAGATTTTTATGGAGATGATTTTTCGTTTGAATTATCAAACGTCGATTCAAACTGTATTTTAGTTATTTCAGACAATGGTGGTAATAGTGTTCGGTATGAAGTAACTTCATCGTCATATACGAGTTATTATGTATTTACAGTTGGTTATCTATCGGGAGATACATGGTCTCCGGCATCAAACTCAGAATTAAAACTGTGTATTAAATGCAACTGTTGTGGTACATCGGGTGGAGGATCTCCAACTAACGGTACATCCGGTACATCAGGACAGACAAATGGCACATCGGGTACATCGGGTACATCCGGTACGTCTGGAAGTTCGGGTACATCCGGTACATCATCTACCGGTAATCCAAATACCATATCACTATTATATGCAGATGAGACTGTTGTCCACAATAGTGTAACAAATACAAATGTAAAATCTGCGTTAGTAACATTCAATGGATATTCAAAATACATAGTTGAAACGGAAGTTAGACTCGAACAACAGACAGATAATGAATGTAGTGTCAGTTATAGTTTAGTGAAAGGATCGGGTACAACACTTAGAACATTAGATATAGTTACACCACTAAACGGTTCAACAAAATCTTCCGGAATCATAAAATATTCAGAGGTAACGTCGAGTGTTTCTATGTCATTTACGTCAAGTGTGTCAGTTAACTTGGGAGCCGGTGAATGGTTTGTTGAAAGTTTTAGAATATATGGTGTTGCTTGATATTTATACAAAAGTAAATATATTAGTATTATTTAAGAGAATTTATGAATATTTTAGAAAAAATAATAAACGAATTAAAACTCCAAATTTTTTCAGAGGAGGAAGTCGGTGATACAAAAATTATTGCAATTTACCCCGGTCGTTTTCAACCGATGGGTCTTCATCATAAGACTTCATACGATTGGTTGGCCAATAAATTTGGTAAGGAGAATACATATATTGTTACTTCAGATAAAACTGATCCTCAAAGGTCTCCTTTTAATTTTAATGAAAAGAAAAAAATAATAAATAAACATGGAATACAAAATGTTGTAAAGGTAAAAAATCCATATTTACCACGAGAAATTATTTCAAAGTTTGATCCAAAGAAAACTGTTATAGTTTACATGATTGGGGAAAAAGACGCCGGTAGATTATCGGGGTATAAAAGATTAATGAAGTATAACAAAACAACATTAATTCCATATAAAGATATAGATAATCCGTATGCATATTATGTATATGCACCCCATGTTAAAATAAACATACCCTCATTTGGCGAAATGTCAGGTACAATTATTCGTAAGGCATTAGGAGACCAAGAGGTAAAATTATCAGAGTTAAAACAAAGATTTAAATCAATCATGGGTTGGTTTGATGCCGATATTTTTAACATGGTGATTAAAAAAATGAATAGTAATCGTGGTAATTTGAAAGAAGATTTAAACGAATGGATGAAGGCACTTCTAAACATGACAGATGTTCAAAGTCAATTATTTTTCGGTACTCTTAAAAAAGAATATGGTGACACCAAAGATTTATTACCTATAATTCGTAAGTTTATAAAAACAGGAAAACTAACAGATGAGGAAAAGAAAACTTTCCGTAAACAAATGAAAGACAACTTAAAGTTACTTGGTCTTGGTGCAATAGCGGCAATACCTTTGCCGGGTACTATGTTAATGATTCCTGTAATAATAGAACTTGCTAAAAAAGTCAATATAAATCTTTTACCCGAAAATACAGAACCAAAAAAAGAAAGGTTATCCATAGTTCGTAGAGAATTTTGGGATAAAGTTTTTGAAGGAGTTGTCAAACAAGATGATTTTGTGATTTGTGAAGAATGTGGAGAGAAGATGAAACAAATACAATATCGTCAAATAAACTCGTCAAATAAAATAGATGCTCGTCAATTACTTGTGTGTGGTGGTGCCGCAGGACACATGAGCCATCCGTTTGATGATATGGAGTTGACATTCGGTGATATGAAGGAAATGTTTAAAATGGGATTATCTGGTGAGATAACAACAACAGGTGCCCCGTCTGAAAAATTAGACGGACAAAATTTATTTGTAACATTTAAGGCCGGTAAATTATATGCCGCTAGAAATAAAGGTGACATTAAAACGGGTGGTATGGACTATAAATCCATAACAACAAAGTTTAAAGGGCGAGAACAAATCGAAAGAGCATTCACATACTCCTTTTCAGACTTAGAACAGGCAATACAATCTTTAAGTCGAAACCAACAACTGATGATTTTTAAGAACGGAACCGTTTGGATGAATCTTGAAATACTTTATCCCGAAACCGAAAATGTTATAAATTATGATGGGGCGTATATTGTTTTTCACGGAAGTGCTGCGTATAATAAAAACGGAGAAAAGGGAAAATCTTATCCAGAATATGCAAATATATTGGCCGGTATGATAAAACAAGTAAATGCAGAAACTCAAAAAACATTTAGTATATCCAAACCAAAGGCATTGACTATTGAGAAGTCTAAAAAATTTGAAGATAAATTATTTTATTACGTAAGTGAATTAACAAAATTACAAAATAAAATGAAATGTACCGATTCAGATACGCTTGGAATGTGGCATCAAAAATGGTGGGAAAAATATATCAAACAGAATGTAAATAGATTGGGGGTATCTATTGATGAAAAAACTATGGAAGGATTAGTGAATAGATGGGCATTTATGGATAAAAAATTTAAGTTGGATAGTAACAATATATCCAATGTTGAATTACTTAATTGGGCAAAAGAAGTTGATAAAACAAAATACGAAGAACAACAGAAAAAGAATATTCAACCGTTTGATTCTTTATTTTTAAAATTTGGGGCAGATGTTCTTAAAAACGTTAAAGATGTTATGTCAATTAATCCAACAAAGGCAACTAATAAAATAAAAACAGAATTAGAAACTGCAATAGATACTCTTTCAACTTCGAGTGATATTAAAGATTTGGCATTTTTGAAAAAACAATTAAAACGAATTGAGGACGCTGGTGGTATGGATGCAATAGTTCCACTCGAAGGGGTTGTATTTAATTTTAAAGGTAAAACTTATAAACTAACGGGAACATTTGCCCCAATAAACCAATTATTAGGTTATTTTAAATTTGGTAAATAATTATAGATATAGTTTCATTTAAAGGATAATATATGTCAGATATAAAAATCAATGGTATTGAGGATATAAAAGATATACTTAAAGGTAATCACTCATATCAAAACAGAATACAAGTGGGATATAAACCAGAAGAACAGCCAAAAGAAACCCGTGAAGTTGGGGAAAAATGGTTTGATTCCGACGGACATGAGTGGGAACAAAGACAAGGTTATGCCGTAAAACTCGGTAAAGAATGGCAACAAGAATTACATGAAGAAATAAATAGTTTTCCGAACTGTCAAAAGGAAACGTGTACTTGTAATAGTCTAACCATAAAAAAATTAGACGAAAAAATGAGAAAATTACATGGTATGTGTTTTGATTGTGTTACAACGATGGAACATAAACTTAGAATACAAAACAAGTGGGAAGACTACGAAAAAAGTAAGATGAAAGAAAATGCTATTGCCTGGTTAAAAGAGGCGGAAAAAGACAAAAATTTAATCGCGGAAGAACTCTCAAAATTACAATTTGCAAATGAATTTGGTGATGTTGAAAACTGGGAAACCGGAAAAACAAAAGAAGATTTTATAAAACAAATAGAAGAAGAGTTTCAGAAATTTCGTGAAGATTTCATAAATAAATTGGAGAGCACAGATGTGGAAAAAAATTAAAGACGTACTAACGTCTATGATTTCAGATGTAGATGGTGATATTTCATCTAAAAGAATTATTACGTTTTTATTTGCGTTTGCAGTTTTAACAACATGGGCTGGTAATTTATTTTGGGGATTACAAATCTCACAATTTATTTACGATGGTCTATTAAACATTAATGGAATTGGATTAGGAACTATAATCGCTGAGAAGTTTTCTTCAAGAGGAACAAATACTCCCAACGGATAATCTATGAATGTTGATTTATTTAAATCTTTATTAAAATCATATTGGGAGAGCAACTCCACTACTGATTTTGATGATGCGGCAGAAAAAATTGCAACTGCATACCATTTATCGAATATTGGCAGCACTCAAACTTTTTTTGGTGCAAGATTAATAAATGGTGATAAAGATACACTAAAAAGTTTTTTATCGTTGGGTATGAAAGTTAATTTTTTATTAAAGTTTAAATCAAAGGATGTCACTCCTGGATTTAAATTAATGTCACTTGGTTTTTGTCTATATTGGTCATCCGCGGTATTTTCTCCCGTCCCACCATTACCACCAATTATTGCACCAACAACAGGTGTTAAGGTAATATTTCCCGGTGTACCACTAGGATTGGATAAGGGTCTAAAAGAATCTTTTGATAATACTACCATAGATGCTACATTGGACTCGTTATCTACGGTTTTAAAATTACATTTACTAACAATTAGTGGAATTTATGCCGGAACAACTTTGGTGGGAACGGTTCCAACGCCAATGGTATTGCCTTGGACATCGTTATTGGGTAATTAATAAATTAGTAGAAGGACTTAAAATGAAAAGAAATATTATTGAAATAGTTTTTATGTTGGTCGTAATAATAGGGATAGGGTTTACATTTTATGATATTTTTAAATTAAATGAATCCGTTTCTCATAATGGTAGAATAATCGATTCACTCAAAACAGAAATGAATCGGTATCAATTTAAATACGATAGTCTTCAATTAGTGGTAACAAAATTGGATTCTACTGTTACTAATCAAGAAGAGCGGGTGAAGATTGTAAAACAATCTTTCTATTTTTTTAAAACACCGATAATCAATGACTCCGATAGTGCGACTAAATATATTAAAGATTTTATTAGGGAATAAATATGAAATGGAACTTATTATTTTTATCATTGGTTTTAACGATTTCTTGTTACGGACAACCACAAGACTCTGTGGTTTGTTTACCCAAGAGTGATATTGTTACATTGGCAAACAAAATACGATTATTACGTGATTCTTTAAATTATCGTGGTGCTATTATTTTTGCACAAGATACTTTAATAGATTCACAGAAAAAATTAATATCAGCACAGAAAGACCAAACAAAAGTTGCAAATGATATGGTTTTGAATTTAAAAGAAGAAAACAAAGTTTTAAATGATACCGTTAAACTATTACAACCAAAGTGGTATGATAATAAATGGCTTTGGTTTAGTGGCGGATCGGTATTTGTAACGGCAATAATCCTATTGAGTAAATAACACATGAGTAAGATATTAAAAGATATTATTCGTGAAGAATATCTTAAATGTGCAGCGAATCCTGTTTATTTTATGAAGAAATATGCAAAGATTCAACACCCAACAAGGGGGACGATACTTTTTGATTTATGGAACTTTCAGGAAGATGTACTTAAAGATTTTCAGGAACATAGATATAATATATGTTTAAAGTCACGTCAGTTGGGTATATCCACACTTATTGCCGGTTACTCATTATGGATGATGTTATTTGGTAATGATAAAAATATTCTCGTTATTGCAACAAAACAAGAAACTGCAAAAAATCTCGTTACAAAGGTTCGTGTTATGTATGATAACCTACCTTCATGGTTAAAGACTGCCGTTGTTGAAGATAATAAACTTTCTCTACGTTTAAAGAATGGTTCACAGATAAAGGCAGTATCTGCCGCCGCAGATGCCGCTCGTTCTGAGGCACTTTCTCTTCTTATCATAGATGAGGCGGCGTTCATAGATAACATCGAAGAAATATGGGCATCTGCCCAATCCACAATCAATACGGGTGGTAGTGCAATTATAAATTCAACTCCGAATGGTGTTGGTAATTTTTATCATAAACAATGGGTTGGTGCAAAGACAGGTGAAAATTTATTCAATCCGATATTTCTTCATTGGACCGTTCACCCTGAGAGAGACCAGTCGTGGCGAGATCAACAAGATATTATCCTTGGCCCTTCACTCGCTGCACAGGAGTGTTTTTCTGGGAATGTACGAGTTATGACTGATATGGGATGGAAACCAATATCTGATATAGAAGTTGGTGATTTCGTACTTTCACATAAAGGAAAATTCCAAAGAGTGGTACGTAAATATGTTGACAGTAAGAATAATTTATACCGAGTAAAAAGCTCTAAAAATTATAAAGATGATTGTTACATAACATCAAACCATCCAATAGCTATAAAAAATAATCTTGATATTTCATTTATTCCTGTTAATGAATATAATAAAAATATGCATGGGGTACTATCTCCGAATATAGATGGGTTTGATAAAGAAATAACATTAGATGTATATGATTTAGTAAGTCCAAAATATTTTAAAAAAGTTCTTTTAGATAATAGTTCACAATTTTATATTAATGACAGAAAACATAAAGTAATTCATAACAGATATATTGCCGTTGGATATGATTTTGGATATTTTATTGGACTGTACTTGGCTGAAGGATCCGGATGTAGATTGAGAAAAACATTTTCATTCAATGCTCTAACCGAACAGAATACATGGCCAGGTGACGTTCAACGTATATTATCAAATTTATTTGGTATCCAGAACACTCAGATTCGTATAGTAAATCAGTCATGTGGTTATTTAAATATATCTTCTGAAATTGTGGCATCGATTATAGATAAATTCGTTGACGGAAATCGTGCATGGAAAAAAAGACTATCGCCGTTTGCCTATAAAGTTGGGAATAAAAATTTTTGGAAGGGTGTTTTGGATGGAATATTTACAGGTGATGGGTGTAATACAAAGACTGCAAATCATGCAATATCAATCACTTCACCGGAATTAAGTTACGATATATTATTTGCAAGTTATATGTCTGGTATATTTGGTGTGTCATCTACAATAAATGAGTCATCTGAAACTGTGTTAAAAAAATCCAATTTTAGATTGGGAAACAGTACATTACATCATAAATCTACTGTTAGATTTTTAAACACAAAAAATACAGACACCTCACGTATAACACACAATTTAAATTTAAAGAATGATAATGGTGTACAATGGAATTTTGAAGAAATTGATAATTCTATAATAAAAACCGTTTATAACTTGGAAGTGGAGAATGATAATACTTATGTTACTGAATTTGGATTAGTGCATAATTGTGACGGCGATTTTCTATCATCCGGTAATTCCGTAGTTGATGGTAATATAATCGATTGGTATCAAAAAACTTATGTAACAGAACCAAAAGAACGACGTGGTGCAGAAGACTCACTTTGGATATGGGATTACCCGGATCCAAACAAAACTTACATGATTTGTGCAGATGTTGCTCGTGGTGATGGAAAAGATTATTCTGCATTTCACATTATAGATATAGAAAACGTAGAGCAGGTCGCCGAATACAAGGGCAAATTAGATACGAAATCTTTCGGAAATCTTTTAGTTTCGATTGGAACTGAATATAACGATGCATTACTTGTAGTTGAAAACGCAAACATCGGATGGGCGGTGTTACAACAGATAATCGATCGTGGTTATACAAATTTATACTACACATATAAAGAAGATGGTTATACCGATCCTTCGGTTCATATTCCAAAGGGGTATGACTTAAAAGATAAATCACAGATGGTTCCCGGATTCTCAAATACGGCAAAAACACGTCCACTTATAGTTTCAAAATACGAAATGTATTTCAGAGAACGAGTGCCTATTATTAAATCCACACGTTTATCCGAAGAAATGTTTGTCTTTATCTGGAAAGGTGGTAGGGCAGAGGCACAAGTTGGTTACAATGATGACTTAGTAATGTCTTTTGCAATAGGTCTTTGGGTTCGTGATAGTGCCTTAAAACTTCGTCAAGAAGGTTTGACAAGAACTAAGATGAGTTTGGATTATATTACAAAATCTTCTGTTATACTTAATTCTGCAAATATGATAGATTTGAAATCTAAGACGGGATGGTCTATGGGCGTCGGGGATAACAAGAAAGACGAAGATTTAACTTGGCTTGTAAAATGATTTAAAAAATAGAATTACATATTTATATGTATGGTTTAACCAATAATATAGAAAGAATTTTAAATGGCTGAAAAAAAATCAATATTCGATAGGCTTAAAACACTATTTAGCACAAATGTGGTCGTGCGTAATGTTGGTGGTAAAAGACTTAAAGTAGTTGACACCGCTCGTTATCAGGCAGATGGAAACCCACACACATCTAAAGTTATTGATCGTTATGGTAGATTACACGGTTCTCGTGGAACTCCCATATCTGTTTATAATCAGTATAATTCATTTTCTGCAACAAAGATAGATTTGTACACCGACTATGAGGCAATGGACACGGATGCTATTATTTGTTCTGCATTAGACATTTATTCCGATGAATCGACTCTTAAAAATGCACACGGGGATGTGTTAACCATTAGAACTGACAATGATAATATCAGAAAAATTTTACATAATTTATTTTATGATATTTTAAATATCGAATATAATCTCTGGCCGTGGATTAGAAACTTATGTAAGTATGGAGACCATTATCTTTATCTCGATGTTAAAGATGAAGTTGGTATTACAAACGTTGTTCCACTTTCTCCGTATGAAATGCAACGTGATGAGGGAACTGATCCGGAACACATCTATATGACAAAATTTATTTATGAGGGTCCACTCGGAAAGGGTGAATTTCAAAATTACGAAATTGCACACTTTCGTTTAATCGGTGATACAAACTTTTTACCGTATGGTAAATCTATGTTAGAAGGTGCCCGTAAACTCTATAAACAACTTGTTCTTATGGAAGATGCTATGTTGATTCATCGTATTATGAGAGCGCCTGAAAAAAGAATATTTAAAGTTGACATTGGCAATATCCCTCCGGCTGAAGTTGATCAATATATGCAAAACATTATTGATAAGATGAAAAAAGTTCCCGTGGTAAACGAACAAACGGGACAATATAATCTTCGGTATAATATGCAAAATATTCTTGAGGATTTTTACCTTCCTGTTCGTGGTGGTCAAGCCGGAACCACAATCGAAACCCTACCCGGATTACAATATCAGGCAATCGAGGACGTAGAGTATCTTAAAGGAAAGATATTCGCTGCTCTTAAAATACCAAAGGCATATCTTGGATATGATGAATCTCTTGAGGGTAAGGCAACCCTTGCCACACTCGATATTAGATTTGCAAGAACAATCGAAAGAATCCAAAGAATAGTTGTATCTGAATTAACAAAGATTGCCATCGTACACTTGTATGCTCAGGGGTATGAAAATGCAGACCTTGTAAATTTTGAGCTATCTCTTACCGGCCCGTCTATTATTTATGAACAAGAAAAAATTGCTCTTATGAAGGAAAAGGTTGATCTTGCCGGTTCACTCATAGAGAAAAAATTGCTTTCAATGAAAACAATTTATGCCGATATATTCAATCTTTCAGAGGATGAGGCGGAGATGGAAAAGAATAATATACTCGAAGATATTAAACACGCATTCCGTCAAAAGCAAATTGAAAGTGAAGGAAATGACCCAATGATAACGAAGGAATCTTTTGGTACACCACACGATTTGGCAACTATGAATATTTATGGTGGTAAAAAAGTTAGACCAATAAATGATGTTGAAGTTCCCGAAGGTGGGTGGCCAGGGGCAGGAAGACCGCCGGAACATGGTTCTACTTATGGTACGGATGCATCTAATTTTGGACGTGATTCCACGGGACGAAAGGATCTTGGAAAATCTTTAAGTGTTGATTTGTCACCGAAACATAATTACAGAGGTTCTGCTATTCGTAGTGAAAACAGAGATAATAATAAACAAATTTCCGATATTGTAAAAAATATGAGTGGATTTAACATAAAAACTAAATCCATAATATCTGAAAGTTTAAAACCATCTTCTGAAAACGTAAAAAATGAATCAAATTTCTTAAATGAAAACAATTTATTAGAAGAAATGTAAGTTTCACTATATTTATTTATTGAATAATACTCCTGGGTAACATAAATGAAAAAAATTAAACATTCAAAATATAAGAATACAGGTATGTTGTTTGAACTCTTAACAAGACAGATAACATCCGATATTATTTCCTCAAAGGAATCGGTGGCCACAGAGATTTTGAAAAAATTCTTCAATAAGAATAGTGAACTTTTAAAAGAGTATTCACTTTATAAAACTTTGTGTGAACAGAGATTTCCCTCTGAATATAAATCCAACATCCTAATCGATGCGGTTTTACGTGCAAGAGGCGCTAACATCGACCGTGGTAAATTAAAGGAAGAAAAATACCAATTAATAAAGGCAATAAACGAAAATTTTAATATAGATAATTTTTTTCAAACAAAAGTACAGAACTATAAATTACTGGCATCCATCTATAAGATTTTTGAATATAGTGAATTTGATAATCCTACAACATTTACACAATCGAAAGTTACTATAATTGAAAATTTAATGTCTGATAAAAAATCTCGTATTGTTGAGAATCACGTCAGTATTTCGGAAGAACCAAAAGAAGTTAGATTACTTTCATATAAGATACTTGTTGAGAAGTTTAATACAAAATACGAAGAACTTTCGGCAGAACAGAAAACAATTCTACGTGAATACATTGGAAACATCAGTAACACTAACAATTTAAAAGACTTTATGAAGACTGAGGCAACTCGTATTCAAGAAGTTCTTACTAAGAAAATAAAATTTGTTAAAGATAAGCCTTTAAAAATAAAATTGAAAGAAGTCATAGAACTTTTAAATCAATATAAAACACTTAAAACAATAGACGAGAATCATGTATCTGCTTTGTTAAGATATTATTCTTTAATAAATGATTTATAATGGAGATATAAAATGCCAGAACCAGGACAACCGTATAACTTTCCAGCATCACAGGCAGACCAATTTGAAAGAAGTGGTCATCCTGGAAAATTTTTGTACTCAATAACGTGTACAACTGGAACAACAACATTTACTTCTTCATATTATGGTGTTGGTGGATTGATTGTTCCAAGTGGAACAACGGGAACCGCCTCTTTATCTGCCGGTGGCACAATCCCATTGGCTACATTGGCAACTACATCACCGAATATTTGGGAACTATCTTTACGTAGTGTTAAAGTCGATAGTGGAACTGTATATGCTTTAATTCGTAATCAACTTATTAGGTAATGTTATGAACACAGAGTTATTCATAAAAAAAATACAACAAATGGAATCATATCAGAAATTTAAAAATGAATTATCTGAAATGAACGTAACAGGCGCGGTTGCCGGGTATGAAACACCAAACGCGTTTTCCCCATCCGAGAAAGACTTTGAACGTCATAATAAAGAAACTGCAGAAGTGTATGGTTACACTATGGTTCCAAAGGGAAAGAAACGAAATTTTGAATCGTTATATGTACAGGCAATGAATGCGTTACATGAAGGTTCTTATAAATCATATAAGACGGATGAAACAAGAACGGTTAATAGTAAAATAAATCAATCTATAAAAGAAATAAACCGTTCGATATATGAGATAGAACGAGTAGTGAATCACGCTTCACGATTGAAATTAGAAATGGGAGTTGACCAAAGAACTCTATGGTCTTCGTCACACAAAAGACTCCACAAGATTGGTGAAAGATTAAATAGAATCGGTAAAAAAATTAATGAATTAGGTGCTTAAAATGAGACAATTACTTGTAGATACAATGCTTTTTAGCATGACTCCAAAACAAATAAATGAGTCAAGAAAAGAAGACGGTAAAATAATCGTTTCAGGTGTATTGCAACGTGCCGAGGCAAAGAATCAAAATGGACGTATCTATCCAAAAAAGATTCTTATGCGAGAAGTAAAGAAATACCAAGAAAATCAAATTAAAGAAAATCGTGCTCTTGGTGAGTTGGATCACCCCGATTCATCTGTTATCAATCTTCGTAACGTTTCACATAATGTTCTTGATTGTGATTGGGATGGGAATGATGTAGTTGGTCGTGTTGAAATATTACCAACACCTTCGGGAAATATTCTGAAACAACTTCTTCACGCCGGAATACGATTGGGAATTTCCTCACGAGGATTGGGTTCCGTAAAAGAAGTAAACGAAAATACCGTTGAAGTTCAAGATGATTTTGAATTGATTGGGTGGGATTTTGTATCGAATCCGTCAACACAAGGGGCGTTCATGTACAAGGATGGATTGGGTGAAAACATCATAAGAGAAGGTGTTGATATGAAAACCATAACTAAAATAGATCCTAAAATTAAACGTATAAATGAAAACATAACAAATATTATTTGTGAAATCGGTAACATCTGTGAATGTATTTTTGAAGGGAGAAAATAATGCCATCAAGTAGTAAACAACAACAAAAATTTATGGGACTTGTTCTTGCATACAAGCAAGGAAAAGTACCGGCATCAAAAGTTAGTAAGAATGTAAAACAAGTTGCAAATTCAATGTCCGTAAAAGAACTCGAAAAATATGCCGGTACATCACATAAAGGGCTTCCTAAAAAGGCAGAATCCTTTGATGTTTCAAAACTTAATAGGAATGCAATTACAGAACTAAAGTCAATAATATCAAACACGGTTGACCGTGTTTTAAAAGAAGGGGTTAAAGAAAAACAAGAAGATCCTTTATTAACACCCGAACAAAAGAGAGAATTTATTGAACAAGTTTCTAGATTTAATGAATATGGTCAGGCGATATACCGTCAGAATAATTTAAAAGAAGCATACAAAAATATTAAGAGTGTTGTTGAGTTTGCATCAAAACACATAACAGAGGAGTCTGGCGACTGGTTTGACCAAGTAACTTTAGGAAGGCATAGTAAAAAATTAAAAGAATCTATGAAGATATTTGAAAAGACTGTTGCCGAATCTATTAAACTACAACAGAGACTTGAGTCTGTATATGAAGAAATCGGAGAAACACTCAACAGATATTATAAGATAAACGGTAAATAGTTTTAAACATTAAGAAAGGTTACAGATGTCAGATTACAGTACAAGACCACAAACGGCACACGTTAAGGTTAAAGGAAACGGAATGAATATTGATTTTATGCTTAAGGTATTTAAGAAAAAAGTCAAGGAATGTGGAATACTCGAAGAGTATAAAATTAAAAGTGAGTATCGAAAACCGTCGGAAATAAAAAAAGATAAACGAAATGCAGCAAGACAGAGGCAACGAAAACTTGATATGGAACAATAATCGTGATTAAACTCAAAGATATATTACTTGAAAAAGACAATAAACTTGATAGTGAAAATCCAGATAAAATTCTTGTAAAAAACAAGAAGAGTGGTGAGACGTATTATATCAACAAAGACAATTTCAACACATCTATCCACGAAAAACCAAAAGGTCAAGAAGACACCAAAACTTCAGACGATAAAAAGTCGAGTGATAAAGATTCAAAAGAAAAAACTAAAACGGGTGGTATAGATTTGATGGCCGGTATTAGCGACGATGCCGGTGACAAAGATACCAATAAAAAACCAACCGATGATACCGATTCGTTAAAATCTAAATTTTTAATGAGTTCGTATGATATGGATAATCTGATTAAAAAATTTAAGGGAATACGTCCTGACTTAGAAGATAAACTTTTAAGATACAATTACAATGCCTTATTTGATGAATATAACAATTTACAGATACAAGGCATGGATGACGAGAAATTAAAATCAGTTATAAGAAAATTTCAATCTGTTTCTTTGGCAAAATTTAGTTTGTTATCACAAAAAGAAAATGATGTAAATGTTATTGAATCCACAATCATATATCGTAATAATTCAAATGAAATAAATGATATATTGCAGAAAAAAGAAAAACTGATGACAAGACAACAAGTAGAATCTGAATTAGAAAAAACAGGTCAACCAGAAGAATTAAAATATGAATTGAAAAAAACTCTCGCGATTTATGTAATGGATGATCATTTTAAAACATCTGGTGCAAGATTAGAACACCCCGTTACTGTTTATCGTGCGGTTGATAAATCTATAATAGATAGGTTCGATGAGGCAAATACATGGACAGACAATGGATTTGTCTCTACATCATTGAATCCTATTATTTCCGAAATACCTGAGAATAAAGAAAGAAATCCACTTTTAAAAATACACTTAAAAAAAGGGGATCCAGTTTTAATCTTATCTAAAGACGAGGATAAATATTTTTATGAAACTGAAGTTACCTTACCCCGTAAGTGTAGATTTAAAGTTGGAAAATATGATAAAGTAAAGAACTCATACGATGTTTCTGTGGAGTACCAAAATGCCTGATAAAAAAGATAACACTAAAAAAGAAGAGTTTTTTATTCGTACTGATAGATTTATTTACACGAAAGATGACTTAAAACATATTATCGGTCTCGATGAAGAAAAAAAATCTACTATTTTACTAAAAAAAATGTTACCAGGCAAGAAAAAAATGAAATAAATTTAAAAATATTTATATTTATGTTTATAATACTCTATCTTTATAGAGTTTTCTTATTTTATGTTTGATTAGAGTTATCAATAACTTTAGAAATTAGTTGGAGATGTTTATGACAGATTTATTGAAAGAAGCAATAGCAGACGCAAAGGCAGTACGTGAAGTCGCTTTGGCAAATGCAAAATTGGCTTTGGAAGAGGCATTTACTCCGAGACTTCAATCCATGCTCGCTTCAAAACTTTCCGAAGAAGCTGAGGAAGAAGATGGCGAAACCGTAACTGCTGAAGGAGAAGGTGAGGAAGAAGAAACAACTGACGAATCTTATTTCTTTGAAGGTGACGATGAAGAAGAAGCGCCTATGGGAGAAGGAGAAGGTGAGGAAGAAGAAACAACTGACGAATCTTATTTCTTTGAAGGTGACGATGAAGAGCCTGCAATGGAAGAAGGAGAGGATGAGGAGCCTGCAATGGAAGAAGGAGAGGATGAAGAAGAATCTATGGACGAGGATTTGATGGAAATAATCCGTCAACTTGAAGAAGATATTGATTCATCTGAAATTGGAACGGGTGACAATAAAAAGCCATCCAAGACTGCATCTGACTCTACAACCGATATGAAGAAGGAAAAACTTGTTCAGATGGTTGAGGGGGAAGAGGAAGAGACGCCGGTAGAAGAAGGTGAAGAGGGTGAAGACGAAGTTGATATTCAAGAAATTCTACGTGCTCTTCGTGAAGAAGAGGAAGGTGGAGAAGAGTCTATGGAAGAGGGTGAAGATGAAGAGGCACCAGCCGAAGAACCTGCCCCCCAAACAGAAGCAAAACTTCGTGAGGCATACGCTGTTATTCAATTCCTTCGTGGTAAGTTGAATGAAATCAATCTTTTAAATTCTAAACTTTTGTTTTCAAACAAACTTTTCCGTTCACATTCTTTAACCGAATCACAAAAGATTACAGTTATTGAAAACTTTGATCGAGCAACAAGTCTTCGTGAAGTTAAATTGGTTTACGCAACACTTGCAGAATCTTTGAGAGGTACAAAGAATAAAACAATGAAACCTATTAGAGAATCATACGCAAGTAAACCAGTTGCAAGCACACGTCCATCTAAAGCAATCTTAACAGAAAGCAATCAGATGGCGGATAGACTAAGAAAATTGGCAGGAATAAAATAATAAACTATTGGAGATAATTACATGAGTATTAAAACATTATTAGGTTCATCTGATGGTCAACACAGAAAATTGATCGAAGAGAATCGTGGTACTGTACGCAAGTGGCAAAAAACTGGCCTTCTTGACGGTATCAACACAGAGTATGAAAAGAACTCTATTGCAGTTCTTTTGGAAAATCAAGCAAAGCAACTTATCGATGAATCAAACCGTACAGGTACGGCTGCTGGTTCCGAAGAGTGGGCTGGTGTGGCACTTCCGCTTGTACGTCGTATTTTTTCTGAAATTGCGGCAAAAGATTTCGTTTCGGTTCAACCTATGAACCTCCCGTCAGGTCTTGTATTCTACTTGGACTTCAAGTATGGTACAGCACAACCTGGCTTTACAACAAATTCCGGTAAGGATTCACAGGCAGATTCTGTATTCGGTGTTACCGGTGCTGCTGCTAAGAATGCCGATCCTTCAGGCGGTCTTTATGGCGCTGGTCGTTTTGGTTATTCCATTAACGAATCACTTGTTAGCGCCGGTTCGGGTAGCTCACTTACAACAACAAACTTTACAACTGGTTCTGTAACAACATCATCTGCGGTAACTTATCAATTCGATAAGGAGTTCCAAGATGCTTATCTTGCAGATCTAAACGGTGGTAAATTCTTTACCGTTACCGTTAGTTCAAGTTTGCTTGCTAACTACGATGCTGAAGCAGTTCGCTCCTTCTACATTAGTGGTTCAACAATTAAACAATACTTCCCTCAGTACACAACTACAAACGCGGCAAATACACAAATCACATTTGTTGTTTCTGCATCTGCTGTTCCTACTGATATTGGTATCGCTTATTCAAAACAACCTACAGCGATTTCACGTGGTGACTTTGAAGATCAAGGTTCAAACCTCGATATTCCTGAACTTAATCTCGAATTACGTTCCGAGTCTATCGTTGCTAAAACACGTAAGTTGAAGGCAGTTTGGACACCTGAATTTGCTCAAGACTTGAACGCATATCACTCAATCGACGCGGAAGCAGAATTGACTTCTATGTTGTCAGAGTACATTTCACAGGAAATTGACCTTGAAATCTTGGATATGCTTATCAAGAACGCACAGACAACCGAAAGATGGTCTGCTCGTATTGGTCGTACCTATGATGCTTCTACCGGTTTGTTTGGTGATTATTCATCTTCACAGGCGCAGGCATCGGCATTCAATCAACAAACATGGTTCCAAACACTTGGCACCAAGATTCAAAAGGTATCTAACGTTATTCATCAAAAGACACTTCGTGGTGGTGCAAACTTCTTGGTTTGTTCTCCTCAAGTTGCTACATTGCTTGAATCAATGCCTGGATACGCGGTTGACGGTGAAGGTATGAAGTTTGCGATGGGTGTTCAAAAGGTTGGACAACTTAATGGTCGTATCACAGTTTACAAGAACCCATATATGCTCGAAAACCAAATTCTTGTTGGTTTCCGTGGTAGCCAGTTCCTTGAAACAGGTGCGGTGTATGCTCCTTACATTCCTCTCGTGATGACTCCGTTGGTATATGACCCAACGAACTTCACACCACGTAAGGGTGTAATGACTCGTTATGCAAAGAAGATGGTTCGTCCTGAATTTTTCGGTTTGATTCAAATCGATTCATTGGGTGACATCTAATTTGTAAATAATTGGACACGAAATAATGGGTGGTGAGATTTCTCATCACCCATTTTTTTTTTGAAAACGTATTTTTCATTTTATAGAATATACTTATATTAAGGAATTACTATTTTTTTAGAGGAGTTATGAAACGAGTTGTAGATAAAACACCCATTATTTGTAAAATATGTTATCGTCATTTAAATGTTGGGGGATTCAGAACTCATTTGCAAATGAAACATCCAGACTATGATACAGATAGGTATGTCTCTGAGTTTGGTGAATTTAGACCTAAAAAATTAAAACATATAGAAAATACTAATAAAAGTGATATTGTATGTGAAGAATGTAATAAAAAAATGGCAACACATAAAGAATTGATGCATCATATACGTGTTCACAACATGAATTACGAACAATATCACATAAAATATAAATTTGGTGGTATTCATCCGGTATGTAAATGTGGATGTGGAGTTAAGGTTAAAATAATAAAAGGTGGTATTCTTGATGATACGGGTAAACGAGTATTCGCCAGAGACTTTATAACGGGACACAATACCTGTATGTCGATTGGTGTTCAAACAAGAACTTTTGAGTCAAGAATGAAAATGCGAGAAAGTGCTATAAAACGTATGGAACGAGATGGCAATAGATTTTCCCCAAAAACATCATCGGCTCAACGAGAAATATATGAATTTATTCAAAGCATATCTGACGGCTTTATGGAACAAGATACTTCATTACTTTATGGCAGAGAGATAGATATAGTAAATCATGAAAAAAAAATTGGAATAGAGTACAATGGACTTTATTTTCATTCAGACATTTATAGAGATAGAAAATATCATCTATCTAAATTAAAAGAAATGGAGAAACTTGGGTATCGTCTTGTTTATATCTGGGAAGATTGGTGGGTTAGAAAAAAGGAAATTGTAAAATCCATGTTATCGTCGGTTTTGAGTGTAGGCGGTACTAAGATATATGCTAGAAAATGTGATGTTCGAGAAATAACAGACGAATCTGCGAGAATATTTCTTGGTAAAAATCACATACAAGGGCCATCGGTTTCAAAAATACGAATTGGTCTTTTTTATAACGAAGAACTAGTTTCTGTTATGACCTTTGGGAAATTAAGAGCAACATTGGGAAGTAAGTCAAAAGAGGGTCATTGGGAAATGATGAGATTTTGTTCCAGTTTAAATACCACGGTGGTTGGTGGTGCATCTAAATTATTTTCCTTTTTTATAAAGAAATATAATCCAATTTGTGTGATTTCATTTGCCAATAGAGATTGGTCGGTCGGTAACGTGTATGATAAAATTGGATTCAAACTTCTTGGTGCAACTGAACCTGGATATTTTTATGCAAAAGGTAAACGAAGGTTCAATAGATCTATGTTTACAAAACATAAGTTGATAGAATCTGGAGCGGATAAGGCAAAAACAGAATCAATTATAATGAAAGAACGTGGTTACATGAAAATTTGGGACACTGGTAATATTAAATTTGAATGGAAACCCAAATAAAAATTTATTTTTTAAAATAACCATATTTATTGGTAGTTTAATTATGTTAGAATTTATAACAATATGAGAGAAACAACATGGCAAAATCAAGAAATATAAAAACCTCAATTACGTCTGGGGTTAATGGGATGAGACTTAAAAATGTTTTAAATCAAATCAAGGAAATAAATCATAAAAAAACAAATATTATTAGTCCAAAACTAATAAATGAAATAAGAACACAAATAACAAAATACTTTTTAAATGAAGATGATGAAAAGATGCCACAAGATAATGCAGTAAATTCTGCACTCGGTACAATAGATGATGAACTTGGTAAAATTGCAAAGGATGTTGAAAACAAAATGAAAGACGATGCTCAAGTACAGGCAGCTTTAAAAAAGGCACCAGAACTTGCTAAAGTTGCAAACGAATCAATCAGTAGAAAACATTCTGCTTTAATTGAAGGCAATGATTCGGCGGTTATAAAAGAGGAATTAACGATATTATTTGCAGCATCTGTTGCAATGGCTATCCCAGCAATCGTTAAGTTAATAGGTGTTATAATCAAGAAGATTTCGGTTGCCATGGGTGGTGAAGGGAAAGTTGGAGAATACTTAGAACATAAGGGTGATCATTGGCATCACATGATAACGGATTTTGTTCTAAAAGGATTACAATTAATGCCTGGATTTAAAAAATTACCAACGGATAAACAACAAAAAATTGCAAATTTAGTTCATACTGTTATTGTTGCTAGTTTGGCAGTTGCATCCGGCGCTGGTGCGATAAAGGCATTATCACAGGGATCAAATGCTATGGCCGGTGTTGAAGGCGCTTTAACTGCGGTAAAGGCCGGTGAAATTGGCGTGGGCACGTTCCTTAAAGCCAGTATTGCAAAAATATTAACATAATATAGTATCTTAAAATAATATCATAAAGGGCAACTAATGTTGCCCTTTTTTATTTGTACCAGCCATATTTATGGTAAATGGAAGACGTGAATGAATAATAAAATTTTTATAGATTTAATGAATACCACACCTCTCATAGATTTATTGACTTCGAGTTTAGTTACACTACTCGGTGCATTTGTCTCGTGGTATCTACGATATAAATACGGTGAATATAAACAAAACAAAATGAACCGTGAGGTTTCTCAATCTAAACTAATACAAACGATATTAGAACAACAATTAAATGAATATGGGTGTCAACGTGCATTTATATTACAAAGACACAATGGCGGTAAGTATGGGACGGGTAAATCGATGAATAAATTATCTACAACATTCGAGGCATTAGAAGAAGGAGTTAGTACAGAGTTTAAAGAATATCAAAACTTACCAACATCACTTTATACAGGATTGATAGAAAAGGCAATGAAAAATCAAGGGGTATTCCCTATTGTTGAAAATATAGAAGATTTATTAGTAAAGGCATTTTTCGTGCAACGTGGTTCAAAATCGGCAATAGTATATCCGATAAAACAAGATAAAGAAATGGTTGGTATTGTTGGGTTTGAATGGACACACGTTATTAAAGATATGGAATCACTTTTAAAAAATATTAAAGAAGACGGTGAGGTTATAGGAGAGACGCTATCTAAATTATTATAGGAGACTGATATGACGGAAAACCAAAATGATTCTCTTGAATTTGACGATATTGAAATTGATGGGTTGGACACAAACGGAATAAAAAAAGGAAGAAAGAATATAAAAAACAAAGTTAAGTTTGGAATATCTCTTAATAACGAACAAAAAGAAGTAAAGGCAAAAATGTTAACCGATACAATATCGGTATTAACAGGGAAAGCGGGTAGTGGTAAAACACTCTTGGCAACACAGATAGCGTTGGAATATTTGGTATATCGTGAAGTGGACAAAATAGTAATAACAAGACCGACGGTTTCAAATGAAGACTTAGGATTTCTGCCGGGTACTATGAAAGAAAAAATGGATCCGTGGGCATCTCCAATACAAGCCAATATGGTAATGCTTCACGGTAAACAAAAGATTGAGAAACTAATGTCAGACGATATAATTGAGATCGCACCAATATCATTTATGCGTGGTAGAACATTTTCAAATTCTTGTGTTATTGTAGATGAATCACAGAATATAACTTTACCACAAATGGAAATGATAATATCGAGATTAGGTATTAATTCTAAAATGATTCTTACCGGCGATTTATCACAAATCGATTTAAAATACAAAAAAGATAGTGGGTTTCCATATTTATTTAGTATGAAGGATAGAATAAAAGGTTTGGGTGTATATGAACTAAAAACCAATCATCGTCATCCAATAGTGGAAGATGTATTAAAATATTTTGAAGAAGTACAAAAATAATGGAGAAATAATACATGAGAGCCGGTAAATATAACATAACAGTAGAACAAGGTGCAACGTTAGATTTTGACATTGTATATGAAGATTCAACCGGGAGTGCGGTGGATTTAACGGGGTATTCTGCAAAGATGCAATTACGTCCTGATTATGCAGACTTAACTAATGTAACATATCTAACTATTAGTTCATCATTGGATCCAGATGGCACTGGATTGGCAATAACTCCATTATCTGGATCTATAAATGTTTATGTTAGTGCACAAAAAACAGATTTATTTACGTTCGATGATGCATATTACGATTTGGAATTATACAGCAACGATATAGTTATACGGTTGGTTGAGGGTAAAGTTAAAGTTAAAAAATCGGTAACACGATAATTTGGGATAACAGATGAGTAATTGTAGTTCAAATAGTGGTATAATCGTAAAAGTGGATTCACAAACTAATGTAGTTCGTGTAATTTCCGAAGGACCACGTGGTGTTTCCGGAACAGCTGGAACATCAGGACAAACTTATGGTACATCGGGAACATCCGGATTTTCAGGAAGTTCTGGTACTACCGGTACATCCGGAACATCGGGTAGTTCGGGTACGTCCGGTAGTTCCGGTACATCGGGAACACGTGGTTCATCAGGAACATCGGGATCATCTGGAACATCAGGGCAAACTGGGTCTTCAGGGACATCAGGTCAAACTGGTTCATCGGGAACATCAGGACAAAACGGTTCATCTGGAACATCGGGTTCATCGGGAACTTCAGGATCATCGGGTTCATCTGGAACATCAGGACAAACTGGTTCTTCAGGAACATCAGGACAAACTGGTTCATCTGGAACATCAGGACAAACTGGTTCATCGGGAACATCAGGACAAAACGGTTCATCTGGAACATCGGGTTCATCGGGAACTTCAGGATCATCGGGTTCATCTGGAACATCAGGACAAACTGGTTCTTCAGGAACATCAGGACAAACTGGTTCATCGGGAACATCAGGACAAACTGGTTCTTCGGGAACATCAGGACAAAACGGTTCATCTGGAACATCGGGGTCATCGGGTTCATCGGGAACATCGGGAACATCAGGACAAACTGGTTCTTCGGGAACATCAGGACAAACTGGTTCATCTGGAACATCAGGACAAAATGGTTCATCGGGAACATCAGGACAAAATGGTTCATCGGGAACATCAGGACAAAACGGTTCATCTGGAACATCCGGTTCTTCGGGAACATCGGGTTCATCTGGAACATCAGGACAAACTGGGTCATCGGGAACATCAGGACAAACTGGGTCATCGGGAACATCCGGGTCATCGGGAACATCAGGACAAACTGGTTCTTCAGGGACATCAGGTCAAACCGGTTCTTCGGGGACATCAGGTTCTTCGGGAACATCAGGACAAACTGGATCATCTGGAACATCAGGACAAACTGGGTCTTCGGGTACATCAGGTTCATCGGGAACATCAGGACAAACTGGTTCTTCGGGAACATCAGGACAAACTGGTTCATCTGGAACATCAGGTTCTTCGGGAACGTCTGGAAATTCCGGTGATAGGTATGCAACTACGTCCACAACCTCGTTAACAATAGGTACTGGGTCAAAAACATTAACCGTGGGCACTGGATTACAACTTAGTATAGGTCAATCCGTTATTATTGCATTTGATGATAATAATAAAATGGAAGGCAATATAACGTCGTATAATTCCATTACAGGTCAATTAATTGTTAATGTTACAACAATTACTGGATCCGGAACATATTCAAGTTGGAGCGTCTCTTTATCTGGAACACCCGGACCATCCGGTACGTCAGGAACATCGGGTTCATC